CAAGGCGAAGACCTCAGCGGCGAACGGCAAACTCGGCGGGCGTCCTCCAGCGAAAGCATGAGCATACGTGATGATGACGAAGACGGCGCGCGGCGAGAGACCCAACAAGGCAAGTGCGGGGATTACACCGGGGATTCCTGCCCGCGCTGTGGCCGCGTCCGCGTGATGCTTGGAAAAGACGGCAAGCGACGTTGTGAAAAGTGCGCCTGGTGCGTCGAAGATCAGGATTATGATTTCGAGTTGGTTGATTTCCTTCGCGGACTTTAGACCCTCGTCTTAGCAGCAAAGCTCACCCCTGTAAGTAGATATCACCTGTTCAAGACACTGCCATCGGCCCCAGACTCAGGCCGATGGCAGTCCCGTTTGTTTACGATCCCCTCGCGCAAGCGTTAACCCGAATGCAGAACCTGCTCGCGGCAGAGCAGGCGATCACGGGCAATGGTGCGACGGGCGTCACAGGTCAACAATCCTATTCAGCGGCGGGGCGTTCCGCAGTCCGCGCGCAGCTCGCAGAAATCCACAAAGAGATTGCACGTCTTGAAAAACGCATCGCGCAGCTGCAGGCGCGCGCGGCGCGTGGCGGCATGCGCGTGCGGGGAGCTGTTCCGTTATGAAGTACGGACTGTTCCTCTCGACGGACGCAGCCGATATCGAGTCGGCATTGATCCGGCGTCTGTCCATGTGCGATTGGAGCCACGTGGGGTTCTACCGCCTCGAGGACTCCTGGACGTTCTCCGCAATGAACGACGGCAAGGGTGTTGCATGGCGTCCGCCGAATCCGCGCGCGTCGATGCTCCTGTTAGATCTCCCGCGCGTGGATGAGATCGCGGCGATCGCGTTCACGCAGGAAGGCAAGCCCTACAACCGGAAAGAAATTCTAGGGTTCCTCTGCAACCGCGATTGGTCGGAGCCGGGCGAGTTCGATTGCGACCAATTGGTGTTCTGGTCCGCGATCCAGTTGGCAACGCCGTTGCTGAATCACACGTTCATTCCCTTGGAGCATCTGACGCCCAGGGACATCCTGCTCAGTCCCCTCGTGCTGCAAGTGGCGCGCAAAGTTCCGCAGGTGACGCCATGAGCGCACGCGCACAGATCCCACCGCGTCCCGAGAATATGAATCTGACGGAGCGCCCGCGATTGACGCAGGGCGCGGTCCTCCAGGCCCTCAGCAAGCAGATAAAACCCTCGTGGTGGGAACGCATCGGCTCGGCACTCTCGCCCAGGTGGGGCGTAGAGCGCATGAAGGACAAGGCGATGCTCGCAATGGGCGGTTGGGCGAGCGATGGTTCCTTTCTTGGCGGCGGATGGGCGGGCGGCACGGGCGGCAGTTATCCAGGCGGGTACACGGGCGCGCGCACGAACCGGCGCGCGATGCAGCAGTGGAAGCTGCGCAACAATTCCGCCGACGCGGATATTATTTTCGATCTTCCGGTGATGCGCGACCGGTGCCGCGATCTGGCGCGCAACGCGCCGGTGGCAACGGGCGCGATCGGCACGGTGGTGCAGAACGTCATCGGCACGGGGCTGCAATTGCAATCCCAGATCGAGCCGGAGGTTCTGGGAATCACGGAAGACGAGGCAACGACCTGGCAGACAAAAACGGAACGCGAGTTCCGGCTCTTTGCGGAGTCAGTCGAATGCGATATCACGCGGCAGCAAACCTTCTATGGGCTGCAGGCGCTGGCCTTCCGTTCCGCTCTTGAGAGCGGCGATTTAATTTCGCTCCTTCCAATGGTCAAGACCCCGACCGACAGGATGCCGTACACCCTGCGCGTCCAATTGATCGAGGCGGACCGCCTCTCGAATCCCTACATGCAGCGCAACACGGTGACGTTCGCGGGCGGCGTGGAAATGGACGAGGCAGGCGCGCCGATTGCGTACCACATCATGAAGCAACATCCCGGATCGATCGATCGATCGCAGGCGCAAATCTGGGACAGGTACGAGGCGTTTGGAACGCAGCTGACGAAGCGCCGCAATGTGATCCATCTTTTCGAGCGCACGCGCCCAGGGCAGACGCGCGGTGTTCCGTATCTGGCCCCGGTGATCGAGACCATCAAGCAGCTCGATCGCTACACCGAGGCGGAAATCATGGCCACGGTCGTGGCGGCAATGTTCACGGTGTTTATCAAGACGGAAGAAAGCGAAGACATTGCCCCCGTGCTCCCCGGCATGAACGGGCAGAGCGCGGGGGGCAAATCCGGAACGGACGAGAACGTGGGACTCATGCCCGGCGCGGTGGTCGATTTGAACCCCGGCGAGGACATCACCATCGCGAATCCGAATCGACCGAACAGTGGGTACGACCTGTTCGTGCAGTCAATCCTTCGTCAGATCGGCATCGCGCTGGGTTTGCCGTTCGAGGTTCTGATTAAGCATTTCACGGCGAGTTATTCCGCATCCCGTGCGGCGCTGCTCGATGCGTGGCGTTTTTTTCGCAACCGGCGCGCGTGGATGTCGGACGGGTTTTGCCAGCCGATTTACGAGGCGTGGATGGACGAGTCGGTCTCGATCGGGCGGATCTCCGCTCCCGGTTATTTCGACAAGCCGGCGATCCGAGCGGCCTACCTGCAGGCGGCATGGGTTGGCGATTCGCCGATGCAGATCGATCCGGTAAAAGAAGCGGACGCAGCGGCCAAGCGTCTGGATATCGGCGTTTCCACGTTGACGCAGGAAACGACGGCGCTCACGGGCGGCGTGTGGAGCGACAACCACCGGATGCAGGTCAAGGAACGCAAGCAGCGCGCGGCAGACGGTCTGATCGCATCGACCACCCAGGTGGGCGCGCCAGTGCAGCGCGAAACGATCACGACAGCCGAGACCGCGATCCCGGACTCACCGGGCGCGGGCAAACAGAATCCAGTTCCTGCCGGGCAACCAGGCGGCGGCGGTGCTTCGCCAGCTGCTCCAAACAACGCCCCGCAGACGCCGGGCAAAACCCCGGCTGCACCCGCACCCCCTGGCAAAGCGGCGCAAGCAATTGCAGCCGCGCCGGGGGCGGGCGAGGAAGGGGCGCACAGTGGCAGTCCTGAAAGTGGCAGCGTCGAAAAAGTCGAAGCCCCCAAAAATGCTGCGGGCAAACCCGGCAAAGGTGCACCACACAACGCACCACCAGAGCCGGGGCCAGCTGAGGACGAAAAAGTAGACGACGACCTCGAGAACGAGGAAGACGACGAGAACGAAGGCGACAAGGAAGACGAGGCGAAAAAATGAACATCCTGGAAATCCTGAATGCGCCGTGGGCGATCGTCCCGGAAAAATATGCCCAGATCAAGGAACTGTACGAGCATCACGCGCACGGCGAAAAGGTGGATCTCGTGGCGCTCGAAGCGTCGATGGGAAAGAAGCTCGAAAACTCCTACCGATCGCTGCAGGTGGTGGACGGCATCGCCATGTTGCCAATCGAGGGCGTGATCGCGAAGCGCATGAATCTGTTCGCGGAAATTTCCGGTGGAACCTCCAGTCAATTGATGCAGCGGGATTTTTCGACAGCGATGGAGGACCCGCTCGTGCATTCGATCATGCTCCTGATCGATTCGCCAGGCGGCGAGGTTTCCGGCACCCAGGAATTTTGCAATGAGGTGTTCGCGGCGCGTGGCCTGAAGCCGATCGTGGCGGTCTGCAGCGGAATGATGGCGAGCGCAGCGTACTGGATCGCCTCGAGCGCGGATGAGGTGTATGTCACGGCGGACACCGATGTGGTGGGCTCGATCGGCGTGCTGGCAACGCACACCGATAACAGCGAGGCAGAGGCAAAGAGCGGAAAGAAAATCACGACGATCGCGGCGGGCAAATACAAGACCATCGGCAATCCGCACGAGCCGTTGAGCGCGGAAGGGCGCGCGGAGATCCAGAGCCAGGTGGATCAGATTTACACCGTCTTCGTGAATGACGTTGCGCGCAATCGGAACACGAGCGCGGAAAAAGTTTTGGCGGATATGGCAGAGGGCCGGGTGTTCATCGGCCAGAAGGCAGTGGCAGCGGGCCTTGTGGACGGAAAGAAAACCACGGCGCAGGTGTTCACGCAATTGCAGGAAAACCGCCACCAGATGTTGTTCGGAAAACGCACCAGCGCCACGGCGCTGAATTCAACGGGAGGTTCTTCTATGAAAGAAACACCAGCAGCAGCCGCGGTGCCAGCCGACATCGAAGCGATGCAACGGCAGCACTTTGACACAGGTTTCAAAGCGGGCGCAGAGGCAGAGCGGGCGCGCATCCAGGCCGTCGAATCACAGGCGATGCCG